CGCAGAGGAGAGCAGGGCGTCCCTGGCGGGGGTGACCCTGGCCACCACCCTGACGGCGTTCGCCTACATCGAGGCGGGGAAGCAGGCGCCGCGCCCGGGCGTGACCAAGACCTGGGTGGTCACCAGCGCCAACCCCCGGCAGTCGCACGCCGCCATGAACGGCGAGACGGTCGGCATCGACGAGACGTTCAGCAACGGGATGGACTGGCCAGGTGACGCCCGCGGTGGCGTGGACGAGGTGGCCAACTGCTCGTGTACCTGCGAGCTGTCGGTGCCCAGCTAGGGCATACTTATCAAGACTGGAAGGGCAACCATGAAGCTGAAGCAGGTCCGGCTCACCGGCATCAAGACGGCCGAGGAGGACAGCAGCCTGGGCGACGGCGAGTTCACCGGCTACGCCAGCACCTTCATCCGCGAGCCCGACAGCTACGGTGACGTGGTCGCCAAGGGCGCGTTCGTCCAGTCCCTGGAGGAGTGGAAGGCCAGCGGCAACGTCATCCCGCTGCTGTACGGCCACCGCATGGACGACCCCATGTACAACATCGGCGGCGTGCTGGACGCCAAGGAGGACGACCGGGGGCTGAAGGTCCACTGTGCCTTCGACCTGGACAACCCCGTGGCCGCGCAGTCCTACCGACTGACCAAGGCTCGGCGCCTGGGGCAGATGTCCTTCGCGTACGACGTGCTCGACGAGGCCCCCGTCGAGCTGGAGAACGGCGTCAAGGCCAACGAGCTGCGGGCGCTCAAGCTGTACGAGGTGTCGCTGGTGCCCATCGGGGCGAATCAGGACACCGAGATCCTCGCCGTCAAGGCCAGCGCGCAGGTGCTGGTGGACGGCCTCAAGGCTGGCCGGGTCCTCTCGGCCAAGAACGAGAGCGAGCTGCGCACCGCGTACGCCGCGATCGGCAACGTGCTGGCCGCCCTTGGCGACCCGCAGGAAGAGGACAACGCAGAAGGCGAGCAGGCCAGCGGCACGGAGAGCGGCAAGGACGAGGAGCCCACCGGGGCCAAGTCCGAGGACCGCGACGCCGTGCTGTCCGTCGGCGACCTGGACGCGCGCATCGCCCTCCTGGCCCGCCTGGGCTGAGGGCTTCAACCCACCTACACCGAAAGGTACTGAGGACATGAACCTCAAGGCACAGCGCGCGGCCGCACTGGCGGCAGCGCAGGGGATCGTGGACGCGGCCAAGGCCGCCGCCCGCGCGCTCACGGCGGACGAGCAGGAGCAGGTCAAGCACCACCTCGCCGAGGTGGACCGCCTGGACCTGGCCATCCAGGAGGCGGCCAAGGGCGACGAGCTGGTCCAGAAGCTGGCCGGTCTGGCGGGCGCCCAGGGCGCTGGCCCGCAGGGCGGCGACGAGGACGAGGCTCCGGCCAAGTCGCTCGGCGAGCACTTCGTCAAGTCGGTCGGGATCGACCGCCTGGCGCGGCTCAAGACCGAGAGCAACCTCACGCTCGGCGCCGAGGAGTGGACCCCGCAGGGGGCCAAGGCGTCTACGGACACCCACACCACGCCGTCGGTGTTCTCGCCGCTGCTGACCACCGTCGACCGCACCATCGTCGGCCCGCCCCGCCGCCCCGTCGTCAGCGACGTGCTCGGCACGGGCAACATCGGCAGCGCCACGGCGGTCACCTACTTCGTGGAGAACCCCACGGTCGAGGGCAACTTCAGCACGGTGGCGGAGTCCGGCCAGAAGCCGCAGTTCCACATCGGGGCGCCCACCACGCGGACCGACGCGCTGCGGAAGATCGCTGGCATCCTGTCCTTCACGGACGAGATGATCGAGGACCTGGAGTTCTGGGTCTCCGAGATCAACCAGCGGGGCCTGTACATGCTCGCGCTGGCTGAGGAGAACCAACTCCTCAACGGCGACGGCAGCGGGAACAACCTGCTGGGCCTGCGCAACCGCAGCGGCGTGCAGGTGGTCACCTCCACGGGCGCCACGGACGACGCGGACGCCCTGTTCCGGGCGGCCACCGCTGTCCAGACGGCGTCCGGCCTGACCGCCGACGCCATCCTGATCAACCCGGCCGACTACCAGGCGCTGCGCCTGGCCAAGGACGGGAACGACCAGTACTACGGCGGCGGCTACTTCCAGGGCCAGTACGGCCAGGGCGGCATCGAGTGGCAGCCCCCGCTGTGGGGCCTGCGCACCATCCCCACCGCGGCGGCCCCGGTCGGCGAGGCGCTGGTCGGCGCCTTCAGCCAGGCCACCACGGTGTACCGGAAGGGCGGCGTCCGTGTCGAGTCGACCAACTCGCACAGCACCGACTTCGACTACAACCGCGTCCGCACCCGCATCGAGGAGCGCATCGCGCTCGCGGTGCGCGTGCCCGCGGCGATCGCGAAGGTGACGCTGTCCTCGGCACCCGAGGAGGAGGGCTGACGTAGCCCCCGTCCCCCCGGCGCCTGATGAGGGCGCCGGGGGGCCTGCCCCATCAAACATCAACTTCAAGGGAGCATCCGGTGAAGCTGTACGAGATCGTGGTCAACGGCGTCAAGCACGTCGCGCAGTACGAGGACAAGGACGCCCCCAAGGGCGCCAAGCCTCTCACCGCCGCGCAGGTCAAGGAGCTGCGCAGCAAGGCCCGCACCCCGCGGAACAAGGGCGCCTGACACCACCATGGCTACCCTGCCCCCGCTGCTCACCCCAGAGCAGTTCTCCATCGGCACCAACGGTCAGATCACCGCCTCGGACCCGAGGGTCCCGGCGCTGCTGGCCGGTGCGAGTGCTGCCGTCCGCCGGTACTGCGGGTGGCACATCGCTCCTGTGCTGACCGAGGAGGACGTGCTGCTGGACGGTAGCGGGGGCTCTGTGCTGCGGCTGCCCACGCTGCGCCTGCGGGCGCTGCTGGCGCTGCACAATCACACCACCGAGCTGGACGTGGACGCCGCCGAGTGGTCTACCAAGGGGCTGGTGCGCCTGCGCCACAGCCACTGGACCGACCGCTACCGCGGCGTGCGCGCCAGCTACATCCACGGCTACGACCTGGACGAGGTGCCCGACCTGCAGCAGATCGTGCAGCAGGTGGTCGGGCACGCCATCAGCAGCCCGCTGGGCGCCACCCGCGAGCAGGCGGGCAGCCTGGCGGTGCAGTGGGCCACCACGGCGCCTGGCGTCAGTGGTGGCCTGACCCTGCTCGAGCGGGACTACGCCATCCTGAACAGCTACAGGCTGGAGGCCGCCGCATGAGCCTGGTGTCCTTCGCCACTGTGGTGGTCACGGTGCAGCGCCCCGCGGTGGTCAACGACCACGGCGCCGAGGTGCCGGACTACACCGACCTGACCCCCATCGCGGTGCCGGGGTGCGTGGTGCAGCCCACCACCACCGCCGAGGACCTGGACGACCGTGACCAGACCGTCACTGGCCGCCTGGTGCATGCGCCCCGCCACGCTGACATCCGCCGCCTGGACCTGGTCTCCCTGCCCGGGGAGGCCGGGCTGTGGCGCGTGGTGGGTGAGCCCGCCCCGTGGGACAGCCCGCTGGGTGGCCTGAGCCACCTGCAGATCAACCTGGAGCGCTGGACCGAGGGGGTGTCCTAGTTGGCTGGGAAGATGCGGCTGGAGTTCGACAGCAGCGGCTACGAGGCCCTGCTGCGCAGTCAAGGCGTGGTCAACGAGCTGCGCCGCCGGGGCAACGCTGCCGTGCGCGCGGCCGGTGAAGGCCACGAGGTGGAGGTCTACCAGGGCGTCGACCGTGCCCGTGCCCGGGTGCGGACCACCACCGCCAAGGCCGCGCGCGCTGAGGCCCTGGAGCGCAACCTGACTCGCGCCATGACCGCGGCCGGGGGTGACGCCTGATGGACCCGGAGCAGCTACTGATCGACCTGCTGCAGCCGCACGTGGGCAGCGCGCGTGTCAGCACCCGCCCGGCGCAGACGGCGCCCTACGTGCGCGTGCGTCTGGTGGGCGGTACTGCGCTCAACCGCCGCCAGGACCGCCCCATGCTCACGGTGGAAGCTACCCACACCACTGAGACCAAGGCCCGCACACTGCTGGAGGTGTGCCGCACCGTCCTCCTCGAGGCCGCCAGCGTCCGCTCGACGGGCGTTCACGGGGTCACCGAGGTAGGCGGCCCGGCGAACCTCCCCGACCCCGCCACGCCGAATCTCGAGCGCTACACCATGACGGTGCAGCTATCGGTGCGGCGGTACCCTGTTCGTACGCCCTAGAAGGAGACTGAGATGCCGAAGGTGACCCTGACCTACCCGTGGACCGACAAGGCGGGCGTCAAGCACCGCAGCGGGACCACGCTTGACGTGGCCGACCACATCGCCCGGGACCTGGTGTTCAAGGGCCGCGCCCGGCGTCCGAGCCCCGCGTCGACCGGCGCGGCCAAGAAGGGGGCGCAGGCCCCTGTCGACAAGAAGAAGGAGGCCTGACCCATGCCGGTCAACGCCGAGAACGCCCGCATCTTCGGGAGCGACGACGATGCCGTCAGCATCGCGCCGCTGGGCAGCACCCTCCCGGAGGACCTGGCCGAGCTGACCGCGCCCTTCGTGGACGCGGGCTGGCTGCACAGCGACGGCATCACCCTGGGGGGTGACACCAGCGTCACGCGCTTCCGTGGCCACCAGGGCGGTAAGGTCATCCGCACGAAGGTCACCGAGGCGAACAAGACCTTCCAGTTCCAGTGCCTGGAGACCACAGCCACCACGCTGGGGCTCCAGTTCCACATCAAGGACCAGACCACCGCCAGCGGCACGGCCACGCTCACGGTGTC